AAGAAACCAAAAACAGGAAAAGGATTGAAAGAGATTAAGGTTGAAACTGGGAAAGGAAGAGTAATAAATACTCAGAAAATGATTTATCATGCTAAAGATGATTTAACATTGACTGAGGCTTATACTGATCCGAATACTAGTGAATTCTTCAAGCACAAGATTTTTAAAAACTTGTATCGTATTAGAGTAGATGATTCTGACTTTTCTACATCAATGCATTGTACCTTTATTAAAGGCCGCGTTGCTGTGACTGCTAGACATTTGCTGACTGATACTCGTTTTAAGAAAGATGTGTTTGTATATCTTGATAATCCTTTGTTAACAGCACCCTACAGAGTACCTTTGAAAGATATTCAAAATTTTTCGATAAGGGATGATGATGGGCGTTATAAGGACCTGATCTTTCTTGTATTCCCTGATAATGTGCATGCGCATAGAGACATTACATCAATGTTTAATACGCGTGACGAATTGGAGAATATAGGAGTGATTCAGGCTCAGTTAACCTGTTTTGACTTGATGGGAACTGGAAATTCAACACTTGACATGATTTCTTCCTTGCGCTTTGTTGTGCAAGGAAAACCGAAAACAGAAAAGATTTCAGCTAGGTGTGATGATGATACAATTATTCATTACACTGATTATTTCGAATATACGGCTGAAACTTTCCCCGGATGTTGTGGAGCACCTGTTCTGGCACTGGATGCAAGATTACCTAGAAAAATTTTAGGTTTTCATGTAGCTGGTAGTTCCGGAAAGGGATATGCTCAAGCAATTAGTTCGGAGGAAGTTTCTGCTGTACTCGGTGGTATTCGGACTCAGTGTTTGGTTTCTGCTCCTGAAATCGACCTTTTAGGTCGTGAGGAGTGGGAACCAAAGGCTGGGTTTAAGCCATCGGGATACTACCCTTTGGGCAGAGTCAATCAGGCTCTGTTCACTGCTAAACAAACCCAAATAAGTGAATCACCGATTCATGGATTGGTTACTGAACCAATAACGAAACCTGCTAATCTGGAAGACTTTGAATTTGAAGGAGAACGTGTGAATATGGATTTTAACTTGGACAAATATTTTGGACCTAGTAATGTTTATATACCACCTGAAGATCTGCAAATTTTGGAGGATTATGGAGTGAAGGCTTTTGCTATTGATGAAGAAAATCAACACTTGATGCGAGAACTCACTTATGAAGAAGCGATTCAAGGTGTTCCTGGTGAAGAATACCTACCATCTATGAATCGACAAACATCACCTGGCTACCCCTACGTCCTGAAAAGGAAAGGTAAGGGTAAGACACAATGGTTAGGCAAAGATGGAGACTTAACAGTCGACAATGAAGAATTGAAGACTGATGTTGAAACTTTGCTTGATCATGCATCACAAGGACTACGAGATCCCGTTGTTTTTACAGCGTTGTTTAAGGACGAGAGACGACCTATTGCTAAGGTAAATATGGGTAAAACTCGCATTTTTGCGGGTGGACCCATGCACTTTACTGTTGCTATAAGGATGTTTTTTCTCGGCTTTTGTGCAGCGTTTATGAAACAGCGGATACGAAATGGATCACTGGTTGGATCAGATGTACATTCATATGATTGGACTCGGTTTGTGAAATATCTGAATGAAGTTTCAGATACTAATGAACCAAATTTTCTGGCAGGCGACCATAGCAATTTTGATGGATCTTTGATCTTACAAATGCTGTGGGTCGTGTATCGGATAATAGAACGATTATATGGACGTGCAAACAATTTGACCACTTATGTTTTGTGGAGTAGTATATGTAATTGTGTTTTGCTTTTCAAGACGTTGTTGTTTATGTTGACACATTCACAACCGTCTGGGAATCCACTGACCACGATTATAAATACTATTTATGGTCGTTTGTTATTTTTCTACACTTTGTTACTTTTGTTGAGAGATATTATCGAGAAGGGTGATGATGAACAGGTCGAAAAGGCTTTGATCATTATCAAAAATATTGATAATTATTTCCGTGCAGGCATCTATGGTGATGATATTACTGCAGTGCTCAACCACGATTTGCGTGGTTTAGTTACTCCAGATGATATCACAAGAAAGATGCTAGTACTTGGACATAAATTCACTGATGAATTGAAGTCCACAGGAAAGCAGGAATATCGCACATTGCACGAAATCTCAATTTTGAAGAGAAAATTTGTTTTTGAACCAACTTTGAATAGGTGGTTTGCTCCTTTAGAGTTAACTGTCATTTTAGAGATGATGAATTGGGATAAGTGTAATAACAAGTATGAAAAATACGAACAACTGGCACAGAACATCCAGACAGCGTGTGTGGAGTTTGTGTACCATGGTGAGAAGATTTACAATGAGTGGACAAAGAAGATTAGAGAAGCTCTTGTTGCTG